CTCTGCCATCATTTTTCTCGTCAGCTCATTCACAAAGGCACTGAGATAGGTTTCCGATTGTGGGTATTTCTCAAACCCCGGAATAACGTAGTTACTCTCAACCAGCGGGATTGATGTATCTGCGTCGGGGTTCTTGCTACGTATTGAACCGCTGAACGTTTTATTTTTGTGTGGTTGAATATCGTTAACTATTTTCACATGCGCTTGGTCTGTGCCGCCTACCGACAAAGATTGCCCTTCATTATTGATGCCCAGAACACCATTTATATCAATTTTGCGTATTACATGCTCAGGCACTGCAAAGTTTCCGATAACGGGGATTCCCTCGTTATTTTCATAATCAGGGGTGCAAAAATAGGGAACAAGGAATCTATCAGTAAATACTGCGCCCTTGCCGGGAACGTTGATAATCCTCATGCCACTGATAAATGAATCGCCATTTTCAGTTACATAAAATGGTATCTTGAAATCCTCAGAACCAATTGCACCAATGATTTTGTTTTGAAATTCATCCCGCAAATCTGAAACGTTAGTGATTTTCTGTGAACGCTCTGCCGCTTCAGTTGCAATTTCACCGACCTCATTCAAATATTCACCGCTTGACAGCGTGACGCCGGTCGGTGTTGCTACACCATTCACATTTTCATATTTTTCAGACCAAAACTTTGAAGAGTCTGACCAGACGGTGAAGAATCGATGTTTTTCAATGCCGGCATCAATGGCTTTTTGCGCCTGCTCTTGATTCTCGTATGATCCACTCGAACTTAGTGCCAGCCCATTTAGCCGTTCGGCTTCTGCCTTTAAATGCTGCGTGCGGTTTGCCAGCTGCTGCGCCTGAATATTGGCAACGCCGCCACGGCCGCCGGTGACTTTATCGCCGCGCTCGATTTGATAAATCTCGTCTTCCCAATGGTTGTTTTCGGTAATTTTCGTCATATCACTCCCCGGAATAGTGGTAATCGCCGCTGAAACCCGCAACGCCGTTATATTTGATGCTGTCGTCCGGCTCGTAGTCGGCCGGATAAATGGTGACGATATCGCCGTCATGTACCGTAATGGCGGAGTAGATAACGCCAGTGACGGCGGTCGCAATGTTCAACTGGGCAATGTGGCGACTAACCGGCCTGGCGTCGCCAATCAATCGCTCCAGCTCCCTGACGATTTCGTCAGTGATCCCGACGTCGTTCACGTCGATAGTGAGGCGGAACGTGCCGCGCGGGTCGGCGACCTCCCACCATTCAGCGATCGACATTGAAAAACCCATTGCCTCAATGACACGCCGAATGGCGGCAACCGTTCCCTTTCGGCGATGTATGTAAAAGGCATCCGTCACGGCCTTGCGCTTCTCTGCCGCCGTCCATTTCTCGTCCCAGCGGTCTACCGAAAACGCCCAGGCCAGATAGGGCAAAAACTTTACCGGGCAGCGCGCCGGGTTCCACAGGTCACGCAGCGGGACGTTCAGATCGCTGATGCCCGCGCACGCCTCCGCTGCTCGCCGCTCAAGCTGCGATGAACCAGGCGGCAACAGGCTATTCATCTGAACCGCCGATCCTGATGTGGTAATCGGTGCAGTTGGCGGCCTGAGTACGATCTAGCACCACGTCAGCGAGCGGCGCGGCCAGTTCAACGCGCTGCACGCCCTGGGTATGCAGGGCGGCATAGATGGCTGATAGCCGAATATCGCGACCCAGCCGGCGCTGCTCGTTGATGTAGTTTTTTAGACGCAGTTCGGCATCGGCCATGATCGGCTCAATCGCCGGGCCGGGGTAAACGTAGAGCGTGGCATCAATCTGATAGTTAACAATTTTTGCAGACTGCACGGTCAGGCGGTCGGCCACCGGGCGGACTTCCTCGTCATTCAGCGCGGCGCTGACGGCGGCGAGCAGTTCCGGCGATGCTGTGCCGTCGCCGTCGCGGGATAACACGCTGATTGTGACTTCTGCCGGCGCAGGGCTGATCGCCGAGGCGTCGGCGACTTTGCCGTCAGCGCTCTGCGCATGAAATTCATAGGCCCCGGTCGGGCCGGCGACGCTCATACCTTCGAAGGCGGCGGGGACGCGCTGGCGCAGGTCGGCATCGCTTTCCATCGTCGGCGGTACGGGTGGGACAGCACCCGGATCACCCTGATCGATCACCAATCGTTTCACGTCGTTGTTTGCGGCCAGTTGGTCGAGGTCGCTGCTCATGGCGTAGGCCACCATTACGGCCTGCGCCGCCTCATTGACGCGCTGGCGCAACAACACTTCACGGTAGGCGGATTCTTGCAGGACTTTGACGATCGGCTCGGACTCATAGCCCAGCGTGCGGCGCACTGCTTCCCGTTCTTCCTCCGGGTACAGGCTGATCAATCGCTCTTTACGCGCATCAAAGAGCGTTTCATAGTCCAGCGCCTCAATGACATTGGGGCGGGGTAGCTGACTCAGGTCAATCGTCGCCATTATTGCCCCCTGATTGGTAATGAAAATTGAATGCGGCCGGCGGTATCGGTTCGGTTGCCGACCAGGTCAACAACCATTTCCCCGTCCATGTTCGATGTGATGTTGACGGCGGTCAGGGATATGCGGTCTTCCCAGCGCAGCACCGCACCATAAACAGCGGCCATCATCTGAAGCTTGAGCGCCGGATTTTGCGGCTGGTCGATCAGGGCCGACAGCTGCGAGCCGTATTTGCGACGCATGACGCGGCTACCGACGGGGGTGATCAAAATGTCGCTGACAGACTGGCGGATGTGGTCGATCTCGCTGATAGACTCGCCGCTGTTACGGTTCATGCCGAGATACATCATGATGTTGGCCCCCCGGTGTTGCCGCCGCCGTTCTGCACGTTGCCGTGATAATGCAGATGGACGATCACGCCGTTGGAGTTAAAGCCTCCGCCGGTGTGGGTGATGTTGCCGTACATCTCGCCGCCGTACTTCAGCAGCAGCGATCCGGCGATCAGCTTGTTGGTGCATTCCACGACGGGCGCATCCAGCGTGATCATCTGGCCGGCGGTAACGACGACGACGTTTGACGTGGCGCTGATTTTCTCAGCGGCCTGGATATCGGCGTATTTCATGCCGCGCGCCGTTAGCGTGCTGTTTTCCGGCTCGTACTCAATGACCGCGCCGTCGGGAAAATCAATGCGGACAGCGTCAGGTGAAGAAGATGGCGCAGGGTGCTGATCGGAGAACACTGCCGGCAGCACAAAGCCGGTGGTCAGTTCACCGAAAATGCTCAACACGATCACTTGTTCGCCCACCGACGGGGCCGACCAGAAGCGCACCCGGCCGGCGCGCAGCGTCAGCCAGTTCAGCCAGTCGGTTTCATTTGCGCCGGTTAGTACGCGGCAAAGGCCTTTCGCCGTATCCACGTCGGACACGGTGCCGATGCGCACAATGTTAGCCAGGCGGCGGCGTAGTTCAGTGAGGATTGCATTCATACCGCCAGTGTGACGCGTGCGGGCGCGGGGGGCATGCGATGCGCCTTGTGCTATCGCTGGCACAAGGCGGCGGGGATGTAGTTATTTGGCTATGTGGGTCAAGGCCAGATCCTTGATCCATTCGATGTCGTCGTCAGTAAAGCCGAGCAGTTGCCGGCGCTCATAACGCACTGTCGGGCCGTTCCGGCTGACTTTATCACGCAGGCCGTAATGGTGGACGGCGGACAAATTCGTCACGCCGGCGGCGAAGGTGACGGCGGCTTCATCGGGGCCGGATTCCGTTTTCATAAAGCGCGCGGTGCGCAAGCGCGTGAACATCTTGCGGCGGATACGTCCCTGTTTGTCCCGGCGCTTGTTTTTGCGCGGAACGTAGGGGGAGCCGTCCGGGTTTTTTTGCTCTTGAATATGCTTTTGCTGGCGCTGGCGCAATTCTTTCGCCACCTGGCGCGTGAATACGCGCCGCGATTGCGGGGAAAGCTGTTGGAGCAAGACAGAAAGGGTATCGTCCAGCGTTTGGAAATCATCTAAGCGGCCCATGCTGCCACCTTCCGGCCCTGCATCCAGATTTCAAACTCGGTGACGTTGTTCGGCGGCGGTGGCGGTTCCTCGACGTGGCTGACGTGCAGCTTGCCGTTCTCCTCCTTGACGATCACGCGCTCCGTCAGTTTCAGATCAATGCTGATATCCCTCACCCCGTTATTCAAGAAATCCGCATCGAAGGTGAAGCCGTCGCCGCGCTTGTCCGGGTTCGCCATAATGTCCGGCTGATTGGTGCGTAGCCAATGCAGAATGGGGACGATCAACAGATTGGCGTCGTCGGCGTAGTTGGTCACGATCATGTTGAGGGTGTATTGATACTCAAACGACAGCGACGGGGCGAAGGTGCTGTAAATCGTGCCCTTATCAATAAAAATATGCAGGAAATCAGGGTTTTCTCTGATGTGGTTGACTGCGTCGCCGAGGGCGGCGCGCAGGGAGTCGGGTTTTAACATGGCAGCTCCTACGGTTGCGTCAGGCAGACGTCGCGAATGTAGTCTTGCAGCCCGGCGATCTGGCTATTGGCGGTTTCTATTCGCTTTCTGAGGGTGAAATAATCCCGTTGAGCGGCGTCAGTAAGTCGGGCGGCGGTTGCATCAACCATGCCGGCGGTGCCGGAGGTCGGGCATGAGGCGTTGAGGCGCAGCCGGCGGCGGCCAGCATCAACATCGCGTTGCAGATCATCAATTTTATTTTTTGCATCGGTCAGCTCTCGGCTTCGGTTTTCGTCGATAGTGGCAACGGCTATTTGCGTTTTGTTCTGCCACTCGATTTGGCCAGCCAGTCTCTTGTTGTCGCGTTGCAACGTTTCGCGTTCCTGGCGCAGCCCCTGATTGCTGTAAACCAGAAACGCCAGCGCACAAAGCGCGATCAGCGTGATACCGGCGGCCAGGCGGGTCATTTTTGCCCCCAGGTGCAGACCTCGTGTTCAATATCGCGGCGATTCATTAAGCCTTTCCACGGCTTCCCGCCGGCATAAATCCACTGGCGCAGGCCGTCGCATGCGCCGGCATAGTCGCCGGCGTTCAGCTTGCGCAGCAGAGACGAGCGCTCAAAGGCGCTGACGCCCACGTTATAGCTGAAACTGATCAGGGCGGCTTTTTGGTACTCCGTCGCCGGCACTTTTACCGAACGATTGACCGATCGCGCAAAGGGGATCAGGTCTTTGTCCAGAATTGCCTTGCATTCCGCCTGGGTGTAGCGCTTGCCCGGCACGATATCGGCCCCGGTGTGGCCGTAACATACGGTCAGCACGCCGGCCACGTCGCGATAGGGTTCAAATCTGACGTCCTCAAGCTCTGGGATCATCAACGTGGCGATCGCCAGCGCGCCAGTACCGGCCGCACCGAACAGCTTTTTACGCAGGGCAGGTGACATTATTCGGCTTCCTTATTAAAAAGCCCGCGTTTCGCCGGCGGCTCGGTAATGATCCCGGCGCTGACGCCTTTCTCGTAGGCCCGCGTGCGCCGCCAGTCGAAATAGGTCTGCGTGAGATAGGTGATAAGGCCCAGGAGAAAACCGCCGATCACGGCTACCTGATTCCAGTCAACGTGGCGAAACCAGTCGATCAGCCCGCCAGTGCATAAGCCGCCGGCAATGCAATAGTTAATACCGGCGGCAATCTTTTCAGTCATGAGTTTCATTCTCCACCTCCCGCGCGCTGGGATTAATCCCACAGGTGCAGGGTCTGAACCGATTCGGATTGAACAATGTCTGGCATGTCGACCGGGTAGCCGTGCGGCAATATCGGCCCCTGGTCTGCCAGACCTGGATTATTCAGCAATACTTGCTCGGTCACGTCCTGCGTCTTGCCGTAGTAGCGCTGGCACAGCGCATCAACGGTGTCGCCCTGGTGCGCATACACCTTCATCAGATCAGCTCTACCGTCATGCGCGGCAGCGATTGCAGGTCATTGATGGCCCAATCTGCATCGCGGCGGAGATCATCGATCGACGGTTCGATCGCGTCGGCGCGCTTTGAACCGGATGCTGTGGCGTCGAAGCTGCGAAAACGCTCGGTAACGCTGGCCTGAGTCAGGCAGAACACGGCGCGGCGATAAAGCTGCACGCGGGTACTCTCGTCGTCCAGGTGATCGGCGGGAACCTGTTCCAGTTCGCTGTAGCCCGCGCGTTGTTGCTGCTTGCGCCAGCCTGCCAGCCGATCGTTGACTTCGTTGATGGCGTTCCGCGCCGCCTCAAGCAGACGCGGCTGGGTGATGGTGCCGTCCTGCCGCATGTCTTCGCGGTACTGTTTCAGGTCGATATCCGGCCAAAAGTCCGTATTTTTGATGACGGTGCTGGCCGGCGGCGTCGGCTGCTTGGCGATGTCGATTTCCAGCGCGTTGCTGGGTTTCTTGTCGCCGGGTGCGGGTTCTATTGCGATGCTGACCATACGTTTTCCTGTAGGTGGGCGGTGGACGGGAGCGTTGATGCGGTTTAAACCTGTCGCGGCTCCCGTGCCGCCCTCGCCGGGGGCGATTCGGTTAACTTCCTGCCTGAATGACTTTTTCCAGCTGCTTGATATCCGTTTTTACGCCGGAGTTTTCATCTTTCAGCAGGGCTTTTTTCAGCATGTCCAGTGCAAGCACGGCGTCGCCGTCCTGCCGCAATGCATAGCCAACAAACTTGAACAGACGGGCTTTCACCCGATCTGGCATGTCCTGATTTGCCAGCAGTTGCTGCGCGCGTTGCAGCTGCGCCGTGTTCAGTGGCCGGCCGGCGGAAAGATCGCGCTGTGCAGCGGCTGCGATCTCTTCAGCGAGCAGGCAACTGGTCGATCGGTCGAAACCGTCGGGCGCAACAAGGTCATGCCGGATGGCGTACTCGCCGATATCAAGGGCATATTCCAGGTTGCCAATATCCAGAAACCAGACCAGCACGCGCATCAGGATCGCATCCTGCCGGCCTGCGTCGCTTTGCAGCACACCGGCCACCCACGGCATGTAAGTAGGCAGCATGCCGCGCTTCAACTCGGCTTTGGTTTCGTGGGACTCGACGCCGCTCAGTCGCGCCAGATCCTGCTGCATCTTGAACAGCAACAGGTCGTAATTGCCCAGATGGCTCAGGCTTGCCGCCTCATCCAGTGAGGCGGACTGCTGCGCGGCAATGTAGTGCTTGTGTCTGCGTGCCGGGCTGCTCATGGATTAGCCCTCCGGGTTTTCCGTTTGTTGCTGCTCTGGCTGCTGGCCGGCTGGCGCTGGGGCTTTCGCCTTCAGGATCTGGATGTTTTCGATCAGCGCCACGCCCTCGTAGTCTTCAACGACATAGGCTTCGTTGACGGACTCGTAGTTTTCGATGCGGTCACGTTTCGGATTGTCGATAATGTGGCGGCGGCGGGTGCCGTCTTGCCAGTAGATCGACAGGTTATCCAGTCGGGTGATGAAAATGGTGTTGTCCGGGAAGGACGGAACACGCACCGCCTGCAAGCCGCCTAGCCGTTTCTGGCTGATGATGATATCGGCGGCCAGGGCCTCAGTGTTCGGCTGTTCCTGGTTGACGAGCGGGAAATATTTGTCCGCCAACAGGGAACGGCCGACTACGGCGACCAGCTCGGTGTCGTCCTGGAACCAGGGCGCAATCAGCTCGTTGACGGCATCCATCACCAGCGCATCCAGGTTGTGATAGTCGCCATCGATACCGATGCGGATTTTTTCCGACACGACGCTGCCGTCTTCGCCCAGCACCTTATCCATCACCTGCTCTGGCGCACCCTTGCGGACTTTCTGCAACCAGCCGATGTTAACGTCCTGCAACAGCTTATTGACGGTGATATCCGAGGTTTTAGCCCGGCTGATGCCGTTCCAGCCGATCATGATGCGGTCGAGGCCTTGGCGCTTCACGATCTGGTTGCGAATACGGATCTGGAAGTCTTTGAACTTGGCCCAGGCGTCCAGCTTGGAATATTTCAGCGCGGTGTCAAAGTTGGTCTGGGTACACACATAGCCCACTTCGTCCAGGCTACTTGGATCCATCGGTTCACGTTCTTTGTCGTCGGTATTGGTCGTACTGGCGATGGGGCGGTCAATGCCCAGACCGACTTTAGAGCCGCTCTGTTCGTCAACGGGAATGATGTTGATCTGTTTCAGAAAGCTGCTGCTTTCCTGAATCTTGTCTTCGAGACGCTGCGTTACCGTCGGATCAACGGTGAATTTTGCGGCTACGTCTTCAGGTTCGATGTGGTTCAGGTTCGCGACCTGGCTCAGCAGCATTTTATATTGCTTGCGGGTATTCGGTTTCATTGATTGTTCCTTGTTCCGGTCGTTTATGTCGATGCGGTGCCTGTTTTGCCGTTAGCCCGTCAGCAGTCGGTTAAGACGCTATCGCCACTGCCGGTAGACAGGTCGCGGCGATGGGTAGAACGGTCAGAAGTGCTGAGGGTGGTTTTCAGCTCGGAAAGCTCGGTTTTCGCGTCCTTCAGCTGGCTTTCCAGCGATTCGACGGTGGTTTTCAGGCCGGAAAATGCTTCGATTTTGGTTTCAAGCCCTTGCTGGCGTTCTGCGACAAACTCCACCGCCTGATGAACGTCGGAAAAACGGCCGTCATCGGAGTGCTGTTTTTTGCTGAACATGGTCTTGATTTGGGTCAGAAGGTTCGGTTTGTCGGCTTCTGGCGCGTCAAATTCCATCACGGTTTCTTCCATCGCCCCGAAGTGCAATCCGCTGGTTTCGGCCAGGTTGTTGGCGGTGAATTTCATAGGTTCACAACCCAGCGACGCCGGATTGTCGGTAAACGCCAGCCCGGTCAGGTAGGCTTTGCCGGTGTCGGCAAATTGCGGGTAATACTCGATACTGGTGTAAATTTTTTGCCGATCGTTGTTCAGCTTCACCAGTCCATCCGTCGCATCAACCTGCGCCAGCAGCGCCAGTTTGCCTTTCAGTGGGCCGGAGGTGATTTCCTGCGCCTTCAGCGCGACAACATCGCCCTGGGCCTTAAAGTCGCCGTCTGGAAAAATGCTCAGGTAGTGCTCAAGGTTGGCGCGCGCCGGGCGGAATGCAGGCGAGAACGTTTCCGCCATTTCTTCGATATGACGGCGTTCGATTTTGCGGCCGTCACTGGTCGCGCCTTCAACGGCGACGCGGAAAAATTTTGATATTGGCATGGGTAAGCCCCGATCAGTCAGCAGATGGGCCGGGATTGGCCGTGTTTGGCCTATGTTGGCTGGGGCGGGATGGCGGGACAACGCGGCGGCTTTGTGTGGTCAATGGCACAAGGCGCTTTAGGGGTGTTGGTTGTGGCGCGTAGGTAGCCTTTCGGTATTGAAACGTTGAAATTCAGGCCGATAAAGCATGAGCGCTATTACTATCAGCACCGATCTAGATCCCCGCCGTCAGGCCATGTACCTGTATTGGCAGGGGCTTCGCGTCACTCGCATCGCCGAAATGATCGGGGAGAATCCCGTCACGGTACACAGTTGGAAACGCCGCGACAAGTGGGACGATTACGGCCCGCTCGATCAGATGCAGATCACCACCGCCGCACGCTATTGCCAGCTGATACTGAAGCCGGAGAAAGAAGGGCGCGACCTCAAGGAAATTGACCTGCTGGCGCGCCAGGCGGAACGGCACGCGCGCATCGGCAAATACAACGGCGGCGGTAATGAGGCCGATCTCAATCCCAACATTGGGAGCCGAAACGCCGGGCCGCGCCAGCGCACGCAAAAGAACGTTTTCACCGACGAACAGCATGCCCGGCTGAAAGAAATCTTTCTCGAACAGATGTTTGCCTATCAGCGGCGCTGGTATGAGGCGGGGCTGTCGAAAGATTTCCGTATCCGCAACATCCTGAAATCGCGCCAGATCGGCGCTACGTACTATTTTGCACGCGAAGCCCTGATCGACGCCCTGGACACGGGGCGCAATCAGATGTTTGTTTCCGCCTCGAAAGCACAGGCGCACCAGTTCAAAAACTACATCACCGCCTTTGCGCAAGAGGTCGATGTGGAGCTGCGCGGGGAAACCATCATCCTGCCAAACGCGGCGGAATTGCATTTCCTCGGCACCAACTCCAACACCGCCCAGGGCCGGCCCGGCAATCTGTATCTGGATGAGTATTTCTGGATCCCCGGCTTTAAGAAACTGCGCCGCGCCGCATCGGGTATGGCGTCGCAAACCCGCTACCGTTCGACCTACTTTTCTACCCCGTCGAGCATGACGCATGAGGCCTATTCCTTCTGGAATGGCACGCTGTTCAACAAGGGAAAATCCAAGGATCGCCGCCGTGAAATTGACGTTAGCTATAAACGCCTGGCCGGCGGCGTGCTCTGCGAGGACAAGCAATTCCGCCAGATCGTCACCATTGAAGATGCGTTGCGCGGCGGCTGCGACCTGTTTGACCTCGACGAGCTGCGAGAGGAAAACAGCGATGAAGATTTTGACAACCTGTTCATGTGTAACTTCATCGACGATACATCGTCCGTCTTCCCGATGGGCGAAATGCAGCGCTGCATGGTGGACAGCTGGGAGCACTGGACGGACGTTAAGCCGTTTGCGTTACGCCCGGTAGCGTCGCGCGAAGTCTGGATCGGTTATGACCCTGCCAGTTCTGAGGATGGCGACAGCGCCGGGTGCGCGGTCATCCTGCCGCCGCTGGTTGCCGGCGGGAAATTCCGTGTGCTGGAGCGCCATCAGTGGCGCGGGATGGATTTTGCGGCGCAGGCCCGCAACATCAAGGCGCTGACCGAACGTTACAACGTGAGTTATATCGGCATCGACAACACCGGCCTGGGCCGCGCGGTGTCGCAACTGGTGCGCCAATTCTTCCCTGCGGTGAACGCCATCAACTACAGCCTGGAAATGAAAACTGACCTCGTGCTGAAGGCCCGCGACGTGATCCGCTCCGGCCGCCTGGAGTTTGATGCCGGCGCGCTGGATATCGCCCAGGCGTTTATGTCCATCCGCAAGCAAATGACGGCTACCGGCCGCCGGACAACTTATGTCACCAGCCGCGCCGAAGGCGTCAGCCACGGCGATGTGGCCTGGGCCGTCATGCACGCCTTATTCAATGAACCGCTCGAAGGGGCAACCGGTAGCAATACAGGTTTTATGGAGATCTACTAAATGAGCAAGCGCAACCGGGGCCGCAAGCACGCCCAGCCGACGACACAAAAACAGACTGGCGCGCAACACGTCGAGGCGTTCACCTTCGGCGACCCGATCCCGATGCTGGATCGGCGCGAAATACTGGATTATCTGGAGTGCTGTGTCGTCGATCGCTGGTATGAACCGCCTATCTCGTTCAACGGCCTGGCGAAGACGTTCCGCGCGGCGGTTCATCACAGTTCACCGATCACGATGAAGCGCAACATCTTAGTGAGCATGTTCAAGCCCCACCGGCTGCTGTCAAAGCAGGATTTCAGCCGCTATGCGCAGGATTTCATGGTGTTCGGCAACAGCTTTATGGAGTCGCGTTACAACCGCCTCGGCGGGATAATGAAGCTGGTTCCCAGCCTGGCGAAATATACCCGCCGCGGCGTCAATACTGATTCTTATTGGTTCGTGCAATCGTGGGCGGAGCCGCATCAGTTTGAAGATGGCACCATTTTCCACCTGCTTGACCCGGACATTAATCAGGAGATCTACGGCGTTCCTGAATATCTTTCCTCGCTTAACTCCATCTGGTTGAACGAGGCCGCAACGCTGTTTCGCCGGAAATACTACCTCAACGGCAGCCATGCCGGCTTTATCCTGTACATGAACGATGCAGCGCATAAACAGGAGGATATCGACAACCTGCGCAAAGCGCTGAAGGAATCGAAAGGGCCGGGCAACTTCCGCAATCTGTTCATGTATGCGCCGGGCGGTAAGCCGGACGGCTTGCAGCTGATCCCGCTTGCTGAGGTGGCAGCGAAAGATGAGTTTTTGAACATCAAGAACGTGACGCGCGACGATCAGCTGGCGTCCCAGCGCACGCCGCCGCAGTTAATGGGGATTTTGCCGAATAACACCGGCGGATTCGGGGATGTGGAAAAGGCCGCACGGGTATTTGCGATTAATGAGCTGGCCCCGTTGCAGGAGCGCCTTTGCGAGCTAAACGACTGGGTAGGGGAGGAAGTGATCAGCTTCAACTCGTATGAATTGCTCAAGAATGACCAATAAGTTACTAGCTTATTGAGTCGATGGCTTGATGTTTGCCATGTGAACCGCCGAAAGGCGGTTTTTGCATTCTTATGCGGCGCTATTCATGTCGCATTTTTTATCCGTGCGCCATTGTGACATGTCACATGCTTTTTTTTTCATTAAAATGTCGCGTCACACGGCTGTTGAAAATTAAAATGTGACGTGGCAGGATAACGCCAAGTCGCCCGCCATGCTCAATGTCGGCACTCAACCCGCAAAGGCGGTTTTTGCAGAGATCGAAAGTGATTCTTTGCCAAAAAAACGCCGCATATCCTAAGTGCAACAATCCGCATAGTTCATTGCATACCTAATCACCCCTCAAAACCGCACCGAACAAGGCTTTAGCGCCTTTTTCCTACTGCATAAAAAGCGAATTGTTAAGCATGCAGCGTGGGGGCGGGGGGGACGGCACGGAACAGGGGATCGATGGGGATCGTTTTTCCTGCCTATGCGCCGCAAACCCCGCACCGCATTCACCTGCGCATCGCTGCGAGGCGATCAGATTTGATGTGCGATCGTTGATGCAAAGAAAAAGCGCCTCGCTGTGTGGCGTGTAGGCGCTTTGGTGGGGGCGGTAATATGCGGGTTTCTATGTTGCCGGGCGGGTGTTATTCACTTTTTTGAATATTAATTCACCGCAACTATTTACTACCACAGATTTTAGTTTGGGGCATAATGTGTGAGAGTAAAGTTAAATATGAAAAACGCACAGTAAAATACGCTATTGTCGGTGTTCTCGTGTTTTCATACGGCTGGTGTAAACGAGTATAATTACGCTAACTCTATAAACTACAGATGCAGTACATAAATAAGCACAGTTTTTTTATCTGCGCTTATAGTTTTAGATTTCTATTTATTTCAAATTTCAGGTAATATTTTTTTTATTTCTGCTTCAGCTAAGATGTTCCATCCATTAGCTTCGTTCAACTTCGTTTCTGCAACCACATTCTTTAGCTTGTTTACGGCGTTTTGTTTCCATTGTGGTGCTAAATAGGAGCAATAAATTGATTCTACCGCACTGTAAAAGTAATCTTTTATGTTATGACAAAAGAAAAAATTCATGCTCACGATGTTTTTTTCTAATTCATAAGACTCAAAAACATATCCGGCATTAGCATTCCAGTATTTTAAAATTCTTATTAATGGTTTTATTAGGTGATAATTATTCTTGTTTTTTTCTGTTAAGCTAAGATTAAAAGCATTAGGATCTGTATTTATCCATGATTGAAAATTATCAGCAGGGGCAGGGATTTGATATCCATAAAATATGTTATATATTGCAGGGACTAATTCAAAAGTAATATGATTAAGGTTTAACCTTATAGTTGGGTGGCTTTGCTTTATTTCTGATGAGGTATAATAATATCCAACAAAGTTTTTCAACTTATTGAGATAGGTTTGTGGTTGGTAGCCGGTATTGTTAAATACAATCATGTAGTCAACATCAGACTGAGGATCGTATGTTCTTGGCAGCATCGTATATCTGGTGTTTGAACCAAATGTAAAATGATTAGTTACATCTGTAGCATTAAAATATAAATTCAGTCTTGTTTTTAATGTAGCTATCGATGTTGTTACCGAGCTATCTTTCAAAATCGCATTTCTAGCTATAGAATCTAAATATGATTGAACGCTCATTTATTTTCCTTGTCAACGTCGTAAGTAACAAAATCATTATTGAAGTCAGATTGGGTCATTTTATAAGCCCAACGAGGGATCGTTGGTGAAGTAATATTTAACTGATTCCTGTGATCAGAAAGTACTTGTATTTTCTCTTTCAATTCTTTATCTGGCAAGTTTGTTTCATGTAGTTCGATCTCGCGAAATATCCTTACATTATTTTTAAGGTTATTATATTCTCCTGCTGCGGATTTGTACTGACTCGCCTTCTTGCTTGGGTTCAAAGCAGTATTTATTGCAGTCAAAATCGTCAGTATTATGGATATAACTATTGTTACTATTGTCATATCTTTTACAGCGCTTAATCCAGTAAGTGCAGCTAATATTGCTATAGCCACGCCAACTATTAAATTGCATTTATCCCATGGAACAGAGGCATTATAATGTGACTTCGACGAATAGAGCGCATCCTCTTCAATGCGAAGGCATTCATTTTTAATTTTTTCTATAAGTTGTCTATTCATTTCAAACCTAATAATAATGTTTTTTAACATGAGGGGGGGTTAATTATTGTGCATGATTCCACACCTCAAATCTCAGTTTTTACACTCATTTTTCCTCTGTTGCAATATTATGTCTGCTGATAGTGCTATAGTGTTGTCAACATCAACTTTCTGTAGCCGGTGGTCTGCCAGCATTGCGAATCACCTTGCATGCAGCACCCGCCCAGCTCGCCCGGCAACGTATCGCCGCATTTCCCACAGCTACTTTTACGCAGCTCGGTCAGTTGTTTATGCAACAGCTTATTGTCTTGTCGTATGAGGCCGATCAGGTATTCCGTCACCTCATAAGGTTCCCTCGCGATCCGGCGCTGCTGGCAACCTTCCAGGATCATCGCCATTTCCTGGCTATCAACGCGCAGGGTTATCGTGGTGATGCCGTTGGCCTTGTCGCGCTGGCGCTGGCTGCGTTTACGTTCTGCTGATGTGGTCATGCTATTCCTCCGATTCCTGTTGTTTTGCCGCTTCTCTTCTTAAATGATTGCCGACAAGCCTTTCCTTCTCGGATACCTGCCGTTTCCATAGCGCAGTAAGGCGAGTCAGCGCGCTTGGTGTGGCTGCTGGTGTCGGTTGCAGGTACAAACAACCGTCAGCCCGCGCTCTATATCGCTTGCCGTCAACGATCACCGTTGCCCCTTTGGCCGCCGCCTTCAAAATACTGGCGTCCAGGCTGAAGCCTATCGACTCAGCGAATCTTTCTATCTGGCGTTCCTGTGGACTGAGTGGCCGGCGGAGCGTGCCGATCCCCTCGCTCGCGCCCGCCGGTCTGTCAGCTGCTGCATCCTGAATGTCGCTCAGGTAGAAATATGCCAGCGCACGCTGCTGCTGCTCCTGGTGAATCTGTTCGCGCCAGCGTGCCAGGCTGTCTGGATCTGGCTGTTTTGCCCGGATTTGGGGCAGATAATCCCCCTCATCAGGCAATGCGAAGCCGTCGGCGACTGCCGCGTATGGGTTTTTCACTCTTTCTGGCGATGTGCTGCGTATCCGCCGGAGCAACAACCGCCGTTCTTTGTCGGTTAATTGCTCAAAATTGAGGTTTTCAGGTGGTGGCGGTGGCTCCGGTGGCTGTTTGGTTTTTAACCTTTCCGGCGATGCCGTACAGTTATTGACAGAACTCCGAGAGGGCGCAGGCGCGCCCTTAAGGTCAACGGCCAGGTCAACGGCACGCGCCGGTACAAACTTCCATTCTGTCGTGCGGGTGATGATTGGCGTGTCGATACCGACAGGCGGAGAGAACACCCCACGGATCCGGATCACGTCTTCGCCATAATCGTTCGGCGTTTCTGCCGGCTCGTAGTAGGTGCGCACGACCAGATCATCGCGACGGACAAACGGCCCGCCCTGGGCGTTGACGTACTCCGCCCACTTCCCGCAGTCGGCAGCATCGTGCACGGCAGCGAATTCGACGCTCAGGCCGACGGCGGTTTCATGATCGGCCATGCGGCGCAACTCACGATAAACCGTTACCGGCGCGCCGCCGATAAACTGAAACTGACGAATACGCCAACGGGCCGCCCAGGCAGACACGGCCGGGGCGACTTCCTTCAACTCTTTGCCGCTGTCGTCGTCAAGCTCGCCGTCAAGCGCGTAACCGTCGATGTTTTTGCTGATGTATTTAGCGATGTAGCCGGTGGCGCTGCCTTTCTCGGGGTCGATGGCTTCAGCGTGGAAACGGGCCTTTCTGGTGCGCTCGCTGTACAGCTCGCCGGCGTCTTCCTCGCAGGCGTAGCTGCGCAGAATACTGCGTACCTGCTCCACTGCTTCAGGACGCATGAACAGCAACATATGCCAATGCGGTGTTCCGTCGGCGTGCGGCTCGGCTACCCGGATCCCGAAAATTCGAACGTCCTCTCGGTGCAGCTTGGCGCGGGCGCGCTCCCAGACGCCGCGCAGGTAGCGCTGCGTTTCATCCGGGCTGGCTCCGCGCCATTTTTTATTGCGGTGGCCGTGCTTGTTGGTGGCATGGAAGCGAGAAGGGGCCGTCAGGGTGTAAAACTCCCCCACAAAGCCCATTTCATTGCAGATATTTTCAAAGCCGCGGATGCGCGCCATCAGCTCGCAACGGCGGATCGCTGGGTTCGCCACGCTGTGATCGTATTTGTCGATCAGCGAAATGCGGTTGCCCTCGTCGTCCTCAAGTTCCATCGACTTGAGAAATTCGCGCGTGCGCCGCTTCTGCTCCCGCCAGTCTCCGACCGTTGGCCGGCTGGCGTATGGCGTCGCCTTCTTGCTGACGTGGCCGATCGCTATATGCAAGTGTTCTTTCCATCGGTCAGCATGCCGGCGCAGGCGGCGCAGCCACCAGTTTTCGGACAGTATGCGTCGCACCGCCGGCCCGGTATTCTCGATCGCCATTTTTTCGCTGTCAGACTGATAGGTATCCCACAGCGGCGGGGTCTGTTTGAATCGGCGGGTCAAGGCAGCTGCGCCTAGGTATAGCTCCAGCACGCTCAGGAACTCTGAGGCACCGCCGGCATCTTCATCGATCACGCTTAACTCGCGCTTGATGGTGATCGCGATATCCTTGGCCAACAGCTCGACGTCGGCGCGGCTGGCATCTGGCAGCCGATTGAACCGCTGGCACAGATCGGCGTCGATGTTGTTTTCTGAAATGCGGTATTTCTCGTTGACGAGATCAAGCCGTGGCAATACGCGCTCAACAAAGTTTTTCGTCAAGTACGCATTGCTCCGGCGGATGCCCTGGGATTCTTCCAACTGGTTGACGTGGTAACGCACATCGCGCTGGATCAGTTGCGGCTGCTGCTCAAGCAGATGATGCGCGCGCAGCGTGGCGGCGATCTGTTCTTCGGTCTGTTTCTGGCTTTCGGCCAGCAGGTCTACAGGTGGCTCGAGCGCCGGGCGTGGGGCGTTCCACGGATAGGTCCATTCAAAATCAGGCGCGCCGCTGCCAGGGTATGGTAACGGCGGTGATGGTTGGCGACGGCCTCGAATGGGGTTCGTCATTCGCAAACGCCGGCGTCGATTATTGCTGTTCCACCTGGATAAATGATTGTGCGTGAAGGCATTAGCATTTGAATGGCCCACGTTCGATGCTCAACATGACGTAACCCGGTTTCCACGGGTGCAAATCGGTAACATGGGTGATTCGCACCCAAACGTGCTGACCTGAAAATCCTTCAAGACCATCGCAATCCTTCAGCCATCCGTATTCGAACAGGCACACCAGATCGCCGACGGAATAGCCCCGATCGTTGATGCGAAACTCTGCTTTCTTTTCACCGCTGACCACTGCCGCGAAATGCTCCGGCAGGATCTTTAGTTCGTGTTTTTTCATGTTGTTGCCTTCAAAGTTGCGATGATCTCGCCAGCTGTTGCGCGGCTGGCAGCTTTGGCGCTGACAGAACGGCGTGCGGTGGCGATTGTGATGATGAAATCGGAATACAGCTCCCGCGCGGCGTCGGTTTCGCTGTTCGAGGCTACGACGTGGCGGCCGCGTTTTGCTGCAATGCGCAGCATGCGCGCCAGCTTTCTCTGTTGTTCGCTGGTAAAGCCGTCGGTGTGGTAGCTGGTGAAATTGGCTGTGGCGCTGGCCGGGATGTAGGGCGGATCGCAATAAATCACGTCGCCGGCCTGTGCCATCCTGATCGCTTCCTGGAATGCGCAGCACAGGAAAATCGCTTTTGTGGCCTGCGCCTTCTCAGAGAAAGCTCGGATCTCGTCTTCAGGGAAATAGGGCGCTTTTCGATGACCGAACGGCACATTAAACTCGCCGCGCAGGTTGTAGCGGCAAACGCCATTGAAGCCGTGGCGATTCAGGTAAAGGAACTGCGCGGCGCGGTACAGGAAATTACTGTCGCAGCGCAGGTTAAAATCGGCCCGCACGGCGTAATATCCGGCCTCGTTGGCGTGCTCCCTGAAGAGGTTGCGCGCTTCGCGAATCAGGACGTCCGGCAGGTTTTTGGCGACGTTGTGGAAGTTGATCAGATCACTGTTGATATCGCACAGCAAATAGCTTTCATAGTCGGTGTTGAGAAACACCGCGCCGCTGCCGACGAACGGTTCAACCAGTCGCTTACCGGCTGGTAGGTGCTGGCGCAAGGTGTCAATGATGCCGGCCTTGCTGCCCAGCCACTTAAGGACTGTTCTGGTCATGGTTTACCCCTTGAAATGGCGTGATTTTGCTTCTCTGGTGGCCTGGCAGTGCACGCAGGTGCTGACGCCATGAATCAGGCGACGGCGCTGCTCAGGGATGGGTGCTCCGCATTCTTCGCAGTGAAATGCCGAAGGCCCGCAAGGCTGCGGGCGGGCGTTTTTGATTTGGGCGTCAAGGATTAGCTGATGCCGTTCCTGTGCCATGTCGATCTGATCGGCCATTGGGCGTCCTTAGTCGTAATTGCGTTCTTCAGGCTGCAAACACTGGCGATTGAAGGCACGACAGAATTTGCAGTAACGGTAGGCGAGCAGGCCGACCAGCCCGAAAGCAACGACGGCCCAGATGGCGGCGATGACAAAACATAACTTCATCATTTCGCGGCACCTTCTTGTTGAGTGCCGATTTTTTGGCGGGCGGAAATCCAGCTTTTCAGCATGGAAAGGATTTGCTCGCGGGTGGCGTTGTCGGCCTCAAGGCGTTCAATCCTCGTGCTCAACAACTCCAGAAGTTGCAGCCGTGAAGCGCGGCGGGCATCTGCAAGCAACTCCATTAATTCGGCGTCGTTCATAAAAACCCCCTGAATTCAGGATGTAGGAAACCCGCCACCAAAAAGGCGGCATTTTTTATTTCGGGTGGTGGATATATTTCAGTAAGCGCTGAATGTGCCCACTGAAATATATGCCGGGTTTTAGCCATGCCCGGCGCATGGTTGGGGCAACCTATCCGCTCTATTGCAGCCCATTAATTTATTAGGACGCGACCGGACACGCTTTTATTACCCTCAATGCTCCGGGATTACGCGCCCGGCCGCGTTGTGGTATCTTCACCATACCTACCAAGTTCTGGCAGGAACACAGGTATAGCTTTCAACCACTCCACAAAAAGGAATCGTGATGCAAATCTCTCTTTCGGATTATTTTGGTTTGCTCGTAAACACACACAAGAACGTTCTTACCTCTTTGAACATTGATGAAGGCGACATTGATTTGCGTTCGGATGAGCATAATTATTTCACTGAGCGTGCTCTTATTATATTCAAGCTTGATAAGTTTCTGTTTGAATATAAAAATGAAAACGATCGACATCGGCTTATCCTCAAAGGTAAAAATGCTCTTGTGTCATATTTGGTGAATAACAAAAATCTGTCATTAAATGAAGCTAAAAATATTAATCTCGAGGATGCCTTAATTTTGCTTTCCAACGAGTTAAACAGTGTGACGATCCCCGATGAAGCCATTAGATATCTACAAGGCCATGATTTCAATTTCCATGGCTATGATTCAAAGCGTTTTATTTACCAATATTCAGGTTATCAGGACTCTGAATGGGATCCTGACCTCTGGGATAAACGCTTGCTGAAATAAATTCGTTTCTCTCAGCTTCCTTTATCCTCGCATTTTCGAGTTGTATACTTAGCTCTTCGACAAAATTTGTTGAGGAGCTTTTCTGTTCTAGTGCTCGCTCCACACTGCGCAACCACTCACGCAGTTCAGCATCGGTTAGGGTCCCTCTGTAGATAAATGGAGTATTAATTTTTTCATCTTCAACGCAAATAACTTTGCCATTGGCTGAAATCATATTATTTCCTCTCATATCTTTATACTTTGTTATACCCATCTGGGAGCACACCCTGGACGCCAATCCCCCACACGTTGATGGGAGGGTGTGCTCTCAGATAGGTCCGGGCTTTCCCGGCTCAGGCGGACTGTTCAACAGTGCGCGGGTTAGGAATATCGCCGTTGTTGCAGCGCATGATCAGGCTGTCGATAACGGCGGCATCCGGGGCGTGGCCGGCGGCTTCTGCTGTACTCAGCAGCCCAGTCAGGCCGATGCACAGACGGAATGCGTAATCGTTCAGCGAAACAGAACGTACCGCTGGCGCGATCGCCGTGGCGGCGTTGATGTTGTTGGCTTTGGTGTGGTACTGCGCCAGTAGGTCGCCCACTAATGTGATGTATGCCTGTTTCATGCTTCGGCCTTTTTATCAAAAGTTAAAGGGTCTGTGCCTAAGATGCTCGGATTACGAGTGATACCCACTTCTGCAAGCCAATAACTACCGTCACGTTTCATCATCCCAATAGCAGGAAAAACGGGGTGATTATTTTCCTTTGCATTTTCAGCCATGGCGCGTAAAGCTTCGGTTTCGTAAAACGCAACCAAAAGCGCTACTTTCCCGTTTCTTTCCCCTAGCGCAGCGCTGGTAACATCACTTAGATAGCCTGCTGACCCTTTCGACAGAAAATCTTTGGTCACTTTGACGCGGAGTTCCTTTGGTTCAAAATTGGCAGCCATTTGCCTAATCTGGTCTGCCGAGAGAACTCGTCCATCAATGCCGGCTCCCTCAATTGCCACCAAAAACCATCTTTCTTGTTGTTTTGGTAATTGACTGTTCATGCTGCCGCCTGGTGCTGTGAGTAAAGTTGGTCGATATAGCCGGTCGCCTGTGCTTGCGCATCGAATAAGCCATAAGACTGATCGCCTTGGCTTACTTCATATCTGGCTATTGGGTTAACGATAGTGCGCGGACGATAAGTGATAACAAAGCCACGATAGCGTGAAGAATTGCGGCTTACTTTGGTTATAGTGTGTTCAATTGGCTGCATGTTTATGCCTCAACTGTTGGCTATTGCGTCTTTCAGCATGGCGACAAGGTTTACCTCGATCTTGTCCTTTGGTTTCACCTTTGGACGAATGATGATCCGGCCGTCTCGCACCATACGGCGGCAGGTGCCAATGGGTAATTTGGTCATCTCCGCGTATGCATCAAGTGAAACGTATCCTGTAGGAACGGTGATATTTATAGTGGTATTCGCCATGCTTACCTCCCGTTATTCCGCCTGGATAGATTCAATGCCGCGCAGATATACCAGGCGCGCCATACTTGAAATCGAACGACTTTCTTTAGCTGCGATGATCTCCAGCTCCGTGCGCTCGGTATCTGATAAGCGCATATGGATCGGTTTTTTTGCAGCAATTCCACCGGGCAAACGTGAGCGCGGCGCATGATTGGCTTGTTTCATAGTGTTATATTGTGATCCACTAAGTTCCTATACAGCACAATTTAAGGAAGAAATGTTCCTATGTCAATCGAAAAAGAGGAATTATTGTTCCTGATCGGTAGCCGCCTGCGCGAAGAAAGGGAAAAATCAGGTAATAGCCAAGAGTCCATCGCCTCCACATTTGGCGTATCTACCCGTACCTGGGGGAAGTACGAGCGGGGAGAAACCATGCCCGACGCCGCTACCCTTGCGCTACTTAACAGTCATTTTGGGATAGACGTTGCTTATATATTAACCGGGGTAAAAACCCCCGAATCAAAAATATCAATAGAAGAACAAAGGCTAGTTGATAACTATCGAGCAATGGATGACTCGGCACGATTAAATATACAGGCGGTTGGCGATTCGTTCGCGCATTCAAAACCAAATAAAAAGGCAGAGGGACAATGAAATCAATTAATGCTCGGATGGCATGCTTTTTTAAATATGGTTTCTTTGCTTTTGTAGCAATTATGGTGATTAGTTCAAACGTCGCATTTGCTAACAGTTGGTATCAAGGTGGAACACTACATGAGGCTAACGCTCTCACGTGGCAAAAGGCATCACAGCAAAATAAACTGGCAACCTGTGCTGACTTTATTGCAGGGCTATACAGCAAAAATTTATTATCAGATGACATAAGCCGAAAAATTAAATCGGTTGATGATTTCAAGCCTTATGCGGCTGAGTTAGTAAAACAATTAGATTCCGCTTTTAAGCCAGAACCGAAGAAGTCGGAAAATGAAAAGATGTTTGCCAACCAAACCGTTAAATCGACAGCGATGATGCTCATGATCATGATGAAGTGGGTAAATGCCAATGGCAGTTAGCAAACTTCCATCAGGTAAATGGTTGTGCCAATGCTTCCCTTACGGTCGTGATGGGAAGCGTGTTAGAAAGCAGTTTGCCACCAAAGGGGAGGCGCTTTCCTACGAGCGCCGCCTTTTGGCAAACAAGAAAGCTGTTGAAGTTGGCGATGGTGCGGTCAAATTGGCCGATCTGATCCAACGCTGGTATGACATGCATGGCAAAACGCTGACGTCTGGTGAATCCCGGCTTTCGAAGCTTCAAGCTATCTGTGAACGCCTTGGCGATCCGTTGGCGCATGAAGTCGATAAGAATATGTTTGCTGTATACCGTGAACGTCGACTTGCTGGCGAGTGGCTGGCAAAGGGGCGCAAAGCCATTAAGGAAGCGACGGTAAACCGAGAGCAATCCTACCTGCACGCAGTGTTTTCCGAGTTGAAGCGATTGGGGGAATGGGAAGGTAATAACCCCCTAGATGGCATTCGCCAATTTAAGGAGGGTGATCAAGAATTATCTTTCCTGTACCCCGATGAAATTAAGCGCCTGCTGGCTGCTTGTGATGAGTCGGATAATAAAAGCCTAGGTATCATTGTTCGTCTTTGCTTGGCTACTGGTGCACGTTGGGGGGAGGCTGAATCAATGCGGCAATCTCAGGTCCTGCCTGGCCGTGTGTCTTTCATCAACACGAAAAGTAACAAAAACAGAACGGTTCCAATATCAAAACGGTTGCAGGAGCTGCTTCCGAAAACGCGTGGGGCACTTTTCAGCACATCATATGATGCGTTTAAGCACGCGCTTAAGCGGGCGGGTATCGATCTACCAACGGGTCAGCGTACTCACGTCCTGCGGCACACGTTCGCAAGCCATTTCATGATGGGGGGGGGCAATATTTTGGTGCTTCAACAGATTCTCGGGCATAGCACGATTATGATGACAATGCGATACGCGCATTTTGCTCCCGATCATTTAGATGCGGCTTTAAAATTGAATCCATTTGATAAATTATCTTCATTAACATAAATAGTTAGGATGCTATATGAGAAAGAGATTACAAGTATTTATATCGTCAACTTTCACTGACTTAATCGAGGAAAGACAAGCGGCAGTTTCTGCTATATTGAAAAATGGCGATATACCCGCAGGAATGGAGCTGTTTACCGCTAGCGATAAAAGTCAATGGGAGATAATAAAGCGTTGGATTGATGAGTCTGATGTTTATATTCTTATTCTAGGTGGGCGGTACGGTTCAATAGAACCAGAGTCCAGACTTAGCTACACCGAGCTTGAATACAATTATGCCATGGAAACTAATAAGCCACTTTTCTCTATTGTTATTTACGATCATGCGCTTGAAAGCAAAGTTAAAGCCCAGGGGCAAAGTGTCATGGAGCTGGAAAACAGGACTTTATACTCAGAATTTAAGAAAAAAGTTACATCCAATATGGTTTGTTTTTTTGAGGATACGAAAGATATTAAAATTGCCGTTATGGAAAGCCTACCGAGAATCGCCAGCGAAAGGCCTCTTACAGGATGGATTTCCGGTGCTGATGCCCCAGACACGACTAAAATCACAACCGAAATCACCAAGTTGAATGAGGAAATAAGAAAACTAAGAAAGGAAAAAGAGGCTTTAGATCTAAAATTGAAACGTGCGCTGACTGATAATGACGAAGATGAGTTTAATGAGATTGATAAAGATTTCTCTAAAATAAAACTAACAATTGATGCCGAGACTTTGGGGGGGGATGAGGATATTGAAAGGGACCTCATAAGCTTAGTTTTATCTCTGAGGGATGATCTAGTATCTGGAATGGACACATCTCCTTCACAACATGAAAGCTATAAGTTTATTATAAATAAAATCATCCCAACACTGGTAACTTATGGATTGGCTAATTATGAAAAAATGGCTGGTACATTTGTGAGGAGGATAGTGATGACTCCAAAAGGACTCGCTTATATAAAGCATCTAAATAAAAAATATAATGTTGATAAATAG